GTTATACCAAAGTCCTTGGATCCAAGATTTATGTAATCTTGATCTAGCTGTAGGAGCACCAAAATCATTTTCGTATATGGCAATGCAACTAATCCTTACAAAGCTGTACCCGTTACTAAATGGCCATAATTCTGAAGTGATATCAAAATCTGTTTGAGTATCGGTATTAAATTGATTGAAGGCATCGACAAAAACCGAGAATCCAGCAATGCCCTGTCTTAATCCACTGGTAACACCGCTGGAAAAAGTATATGTATCACTACTAAGTGAAGATGTACTAATTGAGGTACCGCCATTAATTGCTCCGCCCACTCTTAATGCTCCGCTGATTCCTACTCCACCAGTTACCACTAATGTTCCGGTTGTTGTGTTAGTACTTGCAATACCTGCGGTGAATCTGGTCTGTCCGTTAGATTCAAGAGTTGTAAAATTACCTGCTGCTCTGGCAGTAGCACCAATACTCATTCTATTAATTGAACCTTCAGTAGCTGGATTAATAGTAACAGTTCCACTACCAGTTGGATTTAATGTAATAATGGCGCCATTGCCGGCCATGTTCACTGTACTAGAAGTAGTTAATTGTGTAAACGATCCTATCCATGGAACATTGGCTCCGATATTAACGTTGTCAATTGCACCTACAGTATTTGGTCGAATAGCAACGGTGCCAGTACCGCTTGGTTTAATCTCAACGGTGATATTCGCTCCGTTAAATGACGTATTATTTGTAGATGTTAGTGTAGTAAATGTTCCAGCGACCGCTCCAGTTGCACCGATAATTACATTATCTAATGCACCAACAGTTGCCGGTTTAATTGTAACTGTACCTGTTCCAGTTGGCTGGATTGAAATATTTGCACTAACTTGATTAAATGTAACAGCACCTGTTGCCGCAATAGTCGATGCGCTGATAGCACCACTAATTGTTCCAGCACTAAAATTACCAGTTACTGCTTCTCTATAAACAACAGTGCCCGGTGTATTTGCACTGGTAGCATTTGATGTAATAGTATACGCTGTACCATTGTCTGCATTTGGTGTAGTGGCTGTTAAACCGTTACCACTAACTGCAACAGTAGATGCATACTGACCAATTGTGCTCTCACCTAAAGTCACTGCATCTGTAGCGGCTGTTGTGGAAATAGTCACATCACCGCTGCCGTCAATGCTACCACTTCCAGACACATAACCACTTATGGTTAATGTTCTTGCAGTATGCCACTTTGCTGCGGTTGCTGCCTGCAGATTTGCTACCACAGTGGTTGAAGTCACTGTTAATGGAGCAGTACCTTGAGCAATTGTTGAAGTTACCGTAGTGAATCGACCTGTAGCTTCTTCGACAGCACCAATGGTCATATTATTAATAGAACCAGTTGCTCCAGAATCTATTGTGATTGTACCTGCACCCGTATTGGTGTAACTTTGATTATTAGTAGTTGTATCAAACGATACTGTACTGTTTGCACCCAATGTTGTAAACGCACCTGTACTTCTAGTTGAAGCACCAATGCTGGTATTGTTAATTGTACCTAGAGCAGTGGGATTTATTGTTAGACCTGATACAGGGTTAATTGTAACTGTTCCAGTGCCTGTAGGGCTTATAGTTACGTTTGCGTTAGCCGGACTCAGCGATACTGTACCTGTTGATGTAACACCACCTGCATTAATATTTCCACTTACACCAACACCGCCGGTGACAACTAATGTACCAGATGTTGTTGTTGTGCTTTCAACGTTCTTGGTAAAGGTAACATCGTTATTTGCAGCAAGGGTAGTAAAAGCACCTGTGCTTCTAGTAGTTGCGCCGATTGGTGTTGACTGAATACTTCCGGCATATATGTCGCCGCCTATGCCTGCACCACCTGTGACAATTAATGCACCTGTTACAGTTGATGAACTTGCAGTATTAGCAGTTATCGAAATTTTGTTAATTGTTGCTTGTCCGCTGACACCCACACCACCAGTGACAACTAATGTGCCTGTTCCGGTTGTTGTACTTGCTGTGTTAGCAGTTAACGTAGTTGCAGAATTTGCTGCCAGTGTTGTAAATGCACCTGTGCTTCTTGTCGAAGCACCAATGCTGACATTATTAATTGTTCCTAGGGTAGTTGGGTTCACAGTTAATCCACCAGCTGGCTGAATGGTAACAGTACCAGTTCCAGTTGGAGATATTACAGTATTAACATTGCTGCCGTTTATATCAACAGCACCAATTAGTGTTGTTGTGCTATTTGCAGCAAGAGTAGTAAATGCACCTGTGCTTCTAGTAGTAGCACCAATGCTCATTTTATTAATGGTACCGGCAGTATTTGGATTAATTGTTACTGTGCCAGTGCCTAACGGAGTGATAGAAGTTGAAACATCTAATCCGTTGATGTTCACGATTCCCTCAAGAGTTGTTGTACCAACGGCTGTTAGAGATGTAAATCCTCCAGTTGCTTTGGTACTAGAACCGATTGGGGTATTTTGAATACTGTTAGCATAGATTGCACCACCTACACCAAGACCGCCGGATATTCTAACAGCACCGGTTGCGGTATTTGTTGCAGCCTGTGTACTTAGAAAATTGGTAACTAAGGCAACATCTCCGCCATCAAACGATGCAGAAATTGTAGAAGCTGCATTGATGGTAATTTGATCCCCTGCTTCATTGGGAACGAACTGCATAAAATTTCCGGCGACTAATGTCAATGCATCATCGACATCGTCTGCAGAAATTGTTACGTTATTTGGTTGGAGAAGGATTCTTCTAAAAGAATCAGCAACGGCTACTCGCCCTAGATCAGGCATGGATAAACACTCCTATTTAGAGTATTTATCCGCCCGTTTTTGAATTGATTATGCTGCTTTAAGCAGGATCACTTCTTCGCTAATACGCCCATTTAGCTTGATATCCACTGCTTTGATATCTTCTAAGAACTTACGCAACTGTACCTTACCTGCTGCTTTGAATTCTTTAAGCTGATCTTCTGGCTTACGCAGTGTTTTTTGTACACTTTTGAATTCGTCAAAGCCAGTAATTGTAGTTCCTTTAACACCCAAATCATGAAACTCTCCGGCAATATATTTGCCTAATTTTCTAGATTTAGTATTAAACACCCAAAGCTCTTTGCTACCAATAATGTCTACCGGATTAATACTGACCAACTTCAGTGGTTCATTTGCTTTGGCATATTTGAGTTTTGCAACTAACTTATCGCGACTTACTGTTTTTGTTTTTCTTGGAACACGATTAATCTTAGCTTCCTGCATCAGCATGTCACAAGCTGTTAAAATCTCATTATAAAACGCTGTAATCTTTTTTAGATTAACTTTGCTTATGTGACTGTAGCCTTCTTTTAATTGCTCGTCTTTGGTAGTAGCTACTTCAACTAACTCGTTGTATTGTCTTTCGTAACAGCCTTTGATAATGCGAGCATGAGCCGCTTTGGCTTCTTTACCTTTAAGCAAATTAAGTACCTTAAACGCCTTGGGATCAAATGCCTCTGGATCTGCAGAAAATGCTTCTAGTGCAGTTTCGATCTCTTCGGTCATTTTAAAACTAGCTTCTTTAACACGTTCTTGAATTGACGGAACATAGACTGCAGGCTTGTTAGCATCAACAACTGCTGCTTCGTCTGCCTCATCTGCATCATACTTGCCTTCGTCGACAATTTTAGAAATTGCATTGCGTAGCCATGTTTCAGTGCTTCGACCCTGATTCCAATCTGCACGAACTACAGGCATGCCTCGCAAAAGATTTGCTGCAATTGCACCAACAGTAAGAGGACAACGATTATCTTTGGTTTTCTTAAATTCAGCAATCTCTGTTTTTGTATATTCGTTTGCTGCCATCCAATTAATAACTTTAGGCTTTAGATCTTTTACAGAAGTTTCCAAACGATACCATTCCATGGACACATAGAATTGTTTTAAAAACTTATTTGTATCCCATGTTTCGTGTCCTGACCAATCAGGGCTCGGATCACGCTTTGAATTTTCACGAATTGCTATTTTAGATTTTGTTGTTGCCATAATGCTCTCCTGTCAGTGTATGTAACTGAATAGACTTTAACATGGTTGATTTAGATTTGTCAATCTCGATATATCCGTTCTATTTCTTTTAAATCGCCATCTTCGTTTTCTTGATATACAACAGTCGAAATGAAATCTTCAGTGAGACTGCTTTTTGCCAATGCCACGGCTTCAGTACGACTTTGTGTCGTTTCAATTAGTTCTTCGTGGCCGTCTTCGTCCTCGGCCCATACTTCGTAGAATTCCCAAGTCATTTTGGTTTACCTTATCTCCTTAATCTTCTCTATCAGAGTCTATGACTGACCAGCCTAGCTCTTTTAAATCTAATTTTACTTCCTCAGTAACAACGCTTTCGGGGACATATCCTTTGACACGTTCAGGATCACCGTTGCCTAGCCCTTCACCTATACCACTGCAATACCAATCGATGTAGTCGCCTTTGCCTTGCATGTCGGCTACAATGCCTCCGGCATGACGCCAGCTAGCACTCCAGGTCTTATTAGAAAGAATAGGAATTACTGCATGTTTTTGAAAGTCATTGTTACATATTGCAGCATAGAGATTTTGAGCATATCTATCACTGCCGCGAACTTTGTCCAGCATCCACGCACATGTTCGTAGATCATACTCCATGTTGTCTTCTTGCCAACATGGATCGAGTGTTCTTGCGTCAGCTTCTTCTTTCCATTTTGCATAATAATCAAGCATGAGTTGTGCTGACTTAATCTTTTCCGGATCAGTTTCTTCTGCCATGCGTTTGCGATACCCTTCGGCTTGAAAGGTATATCGGTCTGGACTCTTGGAAATATTAGACACAGTCTTGGTTGGCTGCTGCTTTGAGTGCCTGTTTGTTTTCAACGCTGGAGGTGCGTTCTTTTTGAAATTGTTTAACATCTTTAATTGCAGATTTCAATATTTCTGCATAATTAAGAGCCTGCTGCTCTGACATTGCAATAGTTGTTTCAACTTTAACAGCACCTGTTGTCCAAAGTTGCCAAGTTACTTTAAGTCTAGTAACTAGTCCGTTGACTAGATCTTTCCAGAACCAATCAAACTCTTGTTGCCAACTATTGTCGATATCAAATCGCTTTTTAAAAGTCTCTGACCAATAATTTGTTTTAGCTGTAGCATAGATGTTTACGTTGATACCTGTATCAGCAGCTTCGACTTCAACTGTATGGTCGTGATGCTCTTGACCACAGCCACAGACAACTTGATAGAATTTACTATCACCGAAGTCGCTGCGTTTCAAAATACCTTCTGCTGGAGTTTCAGATTTCATTGTAGTGTACGTTTAGGAGTATTATCATCAATTGCACCTAATGTGGCAGCAATATGATATGCAAGTTCCGGATCTTCGTCCATTAGTTTATCAACATCAAGCGGACGAGAATTTTCTAAAATAGATCCATCTTTAATTGCTGCTTGTATTTCGGCAATAAGACCATCTAGCTCTTCTTGGGTGCCGTCAAATGTGTCAAAACAACCAGGTGCAAACTCGACCTTTAGTTCTTTGCAATCATCAGATGTTAGTTCTTCAAATGTTTTTTCTTTAATTGATTTCATAGTCTTTCGCTTATATATAATCTACACATTGTAGCATCATTAACATCATTAAAAACAAAATCCATGTCGTTTTCAGTCGATTTAGTTATGTATCTATTACCCGGTAATCCAAATTTTTCTAAAATCATAGCGCAGGTTTCATTCCACCAAATGCTACTTTGTTCGTGATTCCATTTAACCTTTACTACGTTTAGGTCCATAGCGAATCTCGTGCTTTAATTAATCGGATCATCATAGCTTCATCTTCGTCACTTTGTTCTTTTTCAATCTTCTGACACAGTTTAAGTATGCGAGTACTTTCTTTACGCTCAGCTGGGGTTTTGTCGTTCATACTTGCCCAAAAACTATCATTGCCATCTGCTTTGGCTGCTTGCCTACGTCGATCGCAAAACTCGTTCCAACCGCTTAACTCATGTGGATCTTTGCGGTTAGGATATACGGTAGTCCACCATACATACAGCTCTTTAATTTCCTTGGCTCTAAGTGCTTGACCAGTTGGCTTGCCGTAGTCTTTGTGGCCCGGTTCACACCAATCAGTATTAGTCAAAGTCATAGCCCAATTAAGATGGTCTAGACCAGCTTGTGGACAACGCCATGTTCTCCAACGGAACCAACCAGTTGCCCAGAACGGTGCCTTATACTTTGCTTTATCTTCTTCACTGCCCCAGGCAATGTGACTCCATGCTTGTTCTACTTCAACAAAATCCACAAGCTCATTGAAAAGACAAGGAAGGAAGCGATTGCCAACATCACACCAGTGACCAGGCTGTATGTCTCGAGGATGGGCCGTAAGAGCATGAGTACGAGTAATCCAGCGATTATTAATGTAATACTTAACGTCATAAAGTTTATCTGTGGGATAATACACTATCTTTTGTAGATAGTCAAGCCCTTCTTCAGCCAGCCACCAACGAACCGGATAATCTGCTTTTGCTCGTTTTTCCCATTCGTTCCATTCCTCGCTAGTGCCACATTTAAGTTTAGTAGTACCACGAAGCCAGTCTGCAAACTTACTGCATGTCCAATAATGCGATCGACTCATTTCTAATCCTTTGTAAATGTAATTATACTATCTGTTTATAAATGTGTCAATACAGTTGGTTTTTGAATGATTAAACAAGATGCTGGGCTAGTACCATGCAACTAATCCAAACCCAAATGGTGTTGAATCCCACTAACGTCGGTAATAGTTTCTTTTCACTGGCCCAAATAAGTGTAAGACTAGTTGCCAGTGTAAAGAAGTACAGCCACCAAATTTGTATACCAAATATCAAGCCAGGAACAATGATTATGGCCTTAGCCGCCCAACTAGCAAACTCTACAATATTGTAGTCGGTCCAGTATTCCTTTGTAAACCACATGCTATAGCATTCTTTAATTTTAGTAAAGGTAATATGACGATATACTAACCCTATTAAAACTAGCCATGCTAGACAAGCAGATAATATCTGTACGCTATTCATTAAAATTTCCTTTGATAGCCTGCTAGATTTAACATGATACTATACTGCTCATAGGCTTTTTTAACAGCTTCGTTGGTATGCCTGTAATGGGCTTCTTCACGTTCTTTATCCATTAGAGTTTCAAACATGTCTCTAATGCCGGGATCGTCTCGGTGATTCATAAAACGTTTTTCCATTTCGACTAATGTTTTTAGTCTACTTTCTGGAATTTGAACTGTATACAATTTTTCAGTTTGAAGATCCATCAAATCATTACGAATTAAACTAGCATCGTGTTCGTAAGAAAAAAAAGTAGGACGGCGATATCTAGCATAACGCTGGGTATCATTTACAACTTTGACTTCGTAATTGTTACAGAAGTCTTTGAGATTATCATCCATGATTGGTTAGTGATTCTGCCATTGGAAAAATTTCAGCAATGGCTTTGGCACATGCTAGAGCAACCAGCTGATGTTCTTTTTGTGTACCGTTTGCCGAACGTAATTCAATAAAGTGAACCCACGAACGCAGTGTTCCGTTCATGTAAACACGACTTTCTGTATTACCTTCTGGAAGTACAACACGAGCTTGCTCTTTGGCTAGACCGTTACTGACAGCCCAAGTGTAGGCTTCTCGAGCGGCTCTAATAACACCTTGTTGTTTTTCTTCCCATAAACGTGCAAGCTCTCTTTGGCTAGCGTCTGTGAGATCCAGTTCAACAGAATTTTGTCTGTTTTTGGTGTCCTGCAATCGTGCTTCTCTAGTGACGAAGTTAAGATCCTGTGTAGGGTCAGCGTATCGTTGACTAAACTCTTGGAAGGCAAAACTTCTGTGTCTAAGGATTTGTCGGGCAATGTCTCTGGTTGTGGTGATTTCAACACAGGCTGAAACCATTTCCAAGGGACTCCAGTGTGCGTGTTTAACAAGATATCGTATAAGCTTCTCTGATGTCTCTGTATTGAGTTGGTTGCTTGGGTTGGAGACACGGGCGCAATACGCGATGAGTTCTTGTGCATCGTCGATGCCCATGTCTGCAAATTGTTTTGTTGGTTGGCTGTAGCTGAGTAATTGTACATTCATTATTTAGATTCTTTCACTTCTTCTTCAAAACAAAGACTTTCCATTGTTTTGTAGTGTTCATAGGCTTTTTTCAAGGCTTCAAATTTTTCTAGTTTCTTTGGATCTGGTACAAGTATTGCAAGACGTTGTTCCATGATTTCCATCCAGGCATTTAAACTCTTACCTTGCATTTTAATGTCACCATCAAACTCAGCATCACCCTTAACCTGTATACTAGGAGTTGTAGTATTGATTGAGTAGCCACCACCATTACTAATTATGTAAGGGCTAGTACCGGTAGTTGTATAAATGCCCGTGCCATTAGTTCCTGACCAATTATAATTTGGACTGACCGAAATAGTTGAACTTGTTATAGATGAAAATGTATTAGGATCTAAGGTGATTGTATCGATACCACTGCTACTAAGTGCATAGCTGGTGGTATCGTAATCACCAAGATCGATGGAGTAATCGATCTTGTCTTGGCTCATGTTAGGCCGCCTTGGCTTCTTTACGAGCGTTCTTTTCGTCTGTAATTTCTGTGCGACGAGTTTTAACTAATTTAGCAACTTCTTGGAGAGCTTTACGAGCGCGAGTACCAGCGGCTGCGTTACCTGCTACGAATTTATTATCTTCTGCAAGGAATGCTTCCATTGCTGCTTTTAGTTGTTCTACTGTATTTGACATATTATATGTTCCTTAGTTATGTTTTTTACTTATAGACAACCTAGTCTACAAATAGAAAATGTGGTATGGCCGGTAGGTTTCGAACCTACAAAGGCGCTGTCTACGACTTTGCCCCAGCCCCACTCTAGTCTATGGGACTAGCGGGAGGTCTACCAATTCCACTCACGGCCACATTGTTATTATATATGTGTAATAAATTAAAGTCAAAAAAATAGGGCCCATAAGGCCCTATTATTATTCCAATCTACTGTTTAATTTATCAATTTCGTTGGCCGCTTCTTCTAGAAGGTCTGAGATGCGATCGTTGGCACCCTCTTGAACACTTTTGCGATCTTTGTTTTGTCTACGAATCTCTGCTCGCTTACGCAAACGAAAGACTAGACTTTGTTCTGCTACAGGTAAATGACTTTCATCAATCATACATCCTCCAAATAGTTTCGAACCCATGACAAGCGAGCCTGTTCATTCATGGCAGTATACTCAACAATGTTAGCACGAATTGCATCAATTAGTGGATAGTACTCTTCGTCAATGTTGTGCTTGATGTCTTTATTCAAGTCTACTAACTTATCTGTCCGCGGATTGCGAGCGACCCACTTTGAAGTCAAGTAGTATGGTGACTTGATCTTAGCACTTACACCTTCGTTGGTATAGAATACATAACCTTCGTGACTACATTCTTTGGCCATTTGTTCTACTCGTGCCATGTTAGTTGTTACACTTTCTGGCACAAAGCAATCGAGCACACGACCCATTTCCATTAACATGAATGGATCATGTTCAACATGTGTGTTCCATTTGTTTTCGCGATATCCTAGAATATACATACCTTCCTTTTCAGGAACGATATGTGGGTCGTTTTTGTGAACGCACTCAAACATAAAAGTATACCCTTTCCAGCGTGAGCACAGGTCTAGATACTTTGCTTCGTCAATTAGCTCACGTGCCATGTTAACATAGTCGCTGTCTGTGCTACCAGTAGTAGACACTAACAGTTTACCGTTATGCAATGTACAAGCAACCATGAAGCCGTTGACTTTGCGGAAAGCAGTTACCTTGGTATCTGGGGTAAGCACTGGTGCTTCCTTTTCAATGCCGTAGTTGTAGATCTTTGTGAATGGATAAGCAACCAAGTTGAAATCCTTGTCTACAATACTACCGCGGCATTCAGCAATGTACTCGTTCCACAAGTTATCGTAGAACACTCTCTTCTTGTACTTCAGTACGTAGATACCATCGCCACACTCTCGCATGTTGACTAAGCCGCTAGTTTCTACATATTCTTTTAACTCATCTTTAAACATTGAATAACTCCGAGATATCAAATTGGAATCGTGCCTTCATTTTAGCCAAAGTTTCTTCCGGAACATTATGCACATTGCCCCATTCATTTTGTACAACCATTACAGTTGGAACAATGTCAAACTCTTTGGCAAGATCAAAATACGGGCGCATTTCTTTGATAGTAGTAAACGTGTTGCTAACAACAGGTGAGAATCCTGTGGTCATAAGTTCGCGAGTGCGATTCAAACACCATGCGTGAGCTTCGCCTAGTCGACTAGCATCCCACTTATACTCACCGTCCTGCATCCAGAACATATCAGTTTCTACATGATAGTAGTAACCAATTAAGTTTTTTGCAATAGTGGACTTGCCAGATCCTGGCAAGCCACGTACTAATAACAGTTTCATTCTTCGTCCAATACTAAATTAGATGCATAGTTATACAATCCAGAATCGCCTTTTGTTAAGACTTCTAACAACAATCGTTTTTCTTCAAAGTAAACTTTAGCAAAGTCTTCATCGTGAATCATGATACTAGAGCAGTTACTGATGATGTCAGCCAACTTAATTGTCTGCGCTTCTCCAGGTGCTCCTGCAATATGATTACGATCCATTTCTTTACGGAATGCACGATTGCCATACTCAGGACGACTAATGTCAGTTACCCAGCCTACATACTCACCAACTTTGTCACCAAACTCTCGAGCAATGTCTTCGTTGGTTACTTTAGTATCTTCAACAACATCATGCAACCAAGCAGCAGCAATCATCTCGGGTGTGGCACCGGGGACGTTGGCTACAAAGTCGGCAACTTGTTTAGGATGAACAATATAGGGTTCGTTGGTATACTTACGGCGCTGATCGACAGCAGCATGAGCAGCAGTTGCAAAGATGCGAGCTTTTTCTACGATATCCATTAGTGATGTCCTTTTATTTCATTGTTCTTAACATTGGCAATTGCCCATTCCATTGACACAGCTATCATGCCTGTGGCATCCATACCTACATCTCTACAACGATATTTTTCCATACCGCTGTCGCCACCATGTACGTGACCAAAGAAATGTAAGGAACCTCTGTGCATTTGATCCCACTCGCTGATTGGATAGTGAAACATAACAATCTTATGACCGTCATAGGTAACATCCAAATACTTGTGTACTTCTTTAAACGCATTACGGAATGTGGCATCCTGTAACGTTTTACGATCGTGATTTCCTTCAACTAAGATCTTTGAGCCGTTTAAACGATTCACAGTTCTTCCAGCATCGCTGCCTGACATAAATGCTACATCACCTAAGATGTAAACAGTGTCTTCTGGCTCGATTAAATCGTTCCATTCCTTAATCATGGCTTCGTTCATGTAGCTAACATCGTCGCGGAATCTTGCTCGCGTGATCGGGCAAAACTTCATTATGTTCTTGTGACCGAAATGTAAATCGCTAGTGATCCATGTTTTCATTTTATTTCCTCTATATACATTATAACATCGTGCGAAAGCCCTGCATAGTAACAGGGCTTTCTTTTGTTGTAGAATTACTACGGTTAGATATCGCCTTCGCGATTCTTTGGAATAACAAATCCCCAATCAGTAGTTACACCATTAATTGTGTGTGGTTCGCTTTCATCGTAGGTCATTCCTAGCACTTTCATCATCTTGTGTTTGACAAGAAGATTGGGGCTACGAAATACTTCAGTATCGTCAAAGCCTAATATGGTTCCTACTTCACATACAGCCCCACTACGGCATACACCTGCTACACAATGCACAACAACGTTCATGCGATGTTCTAGAGCGTGTTGCAACAAGCGAACTAATTCTTCAGCTTGTTCGTCTTGAATTTTCCATTGGTCATTTATTGTGTCATCGGTTTTTTCTAAATCAAGAAACTTAAACTGATGAGTAGATTTAAACTTGTGCATTGGCACAGGAAACTCCATGTCCGGATCAACAATTTGAATCAGCATAGAGTTCTCTCCGGCGTTGTGATGTCGACCTTTGGGAATATCTCCTAATGATACATTTTCAATCCAGGGCATTATACTCTCTCTTTTTTAATTCGTCCTATACGGCTAGCTTTGTTCCATGTGTAAGCTACACCATCTGGACATAGACCATCTTCAACACTATCAACTCCAAATATACCGCACACTTCAAAATCCGGGCCGCTGATAGTTACAAACATACCTACAGTTTTGGCAAATGCCATAGCTTCGTTTAGTGTAGGACATGAGTTAAGTGGGAGTCCCGATTTGCTTATTACTTTATACATTCTATTATTATACAACCAAACACTGTGTTTGTCAATGGTACCCCGGGCGGGAGTTGAACCCGCATTTAAATTTCTCTTTTTGAGAGAGACGACTTTGCCAATTTGTCTACCGGGGCTTTGTTCGTGGTACGAGTGGAGGGACTTGAACCCTCAATCAATTAAGCGGCAGATTTTAAGTCTGCTGTGTATACCATTCCACCACACTCGCATATTTGGTGCTCTAACGTAGAATTGAACTACGATCTCTGTCATACCAAGACAGCATAATAGCCATTATACTATAAGAGCTTAATCTTCTTCTGGAGGTTCTGCTAGTGGGCTAGGTGCTGTGGTTTTCTTTTTGCCCCAAGGGTTATAACTTTCACCCTCGACGCGACCACTCTTACCCATTGGAATTTGTTGAATGATTCCGCCGCCTGCCAAAAATTCTGCAACAGCGGCATCGGTTGCTTCTTGTTCTTCTTTCTTACCCATTATCTACCTTATTGTTATTGGCCCGGCGTGGAGGAATCGAACCTCCATAATGACTTTAGAAGAATCATGTCCTATCCATTGAACGAACGCCAGATATATTTGGAGCGGAGTGAGAGAATCGAACTCTCGACCGAAGATTGGAAATCTGCTGTTTTGCCATTAAACTAACCCCGCATACTAACTATAAACTTATTATAGCATCACCTTGATTTATCTGCAAGCTCTTTATAACCTGCCCAGGAAGGATGAACTCCATCTTTTTGTAATCGTGTAATAGGTAACACGACATCGTTATGATCCTTGGCAACTAATTTGACCATCTCTTGGATGTCTGGTTTAATTGCAGGAAGG